CGTTGAGGTGTATGGCATGTTTCCGTCTGAGGGTGATGACCAGTTTATACCGGCAAGTGTTGTGGATGAGGCGATGGTACGGCCTAAGTACAAAGACCAAACGGCGCCGATTATCATTGGGGTTGACCCTGCACGCTTTGGCGCTGATGCCACGGTGATTGCTATTAGGCAGGGCAAGGACATTGTAAGGATTGACCGCCACAGGGGCGATGACACGATGACGGTGGTGGGGCATATTATTGAGGCGATTGAGGAGTTCAAGCCCACCTTAGTAGTGATTGACGAGGGTGGGCTGGGCGCGGGCATTGTTGACAGGTTGAAAGAACAAAGGTACAAAATCAAAGGTGTCAACTTTGGCAATAAATCGGCAAATCCGATCATGTATGGCAATAAAAGGGCTGAAATGTGGGGAAAAATGAAAGATTGGTTGAAAAGTGCTTCAATTCCCAAAGATAGGTTCTTGAAAACTGATTTAATATCGCCTATGATCAAGCCAGATTCGAAGGGCACGATTTTTTTGGAGTCAAAAAAAGACATGAAAGCAAGAGGCTTGGCTTCACCTGATGCGGCGGATGCGATATGTGTGACGTTTGCGTTTCCTGTGGCGCACAGGGAGTACAATGCCAAAAATTCTCGCGTTCTGACTCAAGACCGCGCATCTGTTGCAACATCTTGGATGGGGAGCTAAATGGCAACTAAAAAGAATGTGTCACTTTCTGTTGGACGAGGCGAGAAGTTGCCGGTGTCTAAGGGTGCGGGTTTGACCGAGAAGGGCCGTGCTAAGTACAATGCCGCCACTGGCTCTAATTTAAAAGCGCCAGCGCCTAATCCTAAGACCAAGGCAGAGCAAGGCCGCAAGGATTCATTTTGTGCAAGAATGGGCGCAGTAGCTGCTAACGCCAAAGATGGCGAACGCGCTAAAGCGGCTCTTAAAAGATGGAAGTGTTAAATCATGGCTACGAAACCCGGTCTTTATGCAAACATTCACGCAAAGCAAGCACGGATTGCTGCTGGTTCTAAAGAGAAGATGAACAAGCCTGGCACAAAGGCGGCGCCTTCGGCCAAAGATTTTAAAGAGTCTGCTAAAACAGCAAAGAAGAAATAATGTCTAACACCAAAGCAACTGGTGTTGCATTCCTAGACCCAGAATTTACCACTTGCTATGCGAGTGAAGAACTTGGCTACGCCTCTAGCGCGCAAGGGGCTGTAACGCAAGCCACAAGCAAATCAACCGGAGTAACGGTCAATGCAAGCATGGGCCGTATCACAACAGACAGTGCGACGCTCAATACGTTAACCAACGTAACTTTTACGTTGACCAACAACTTGATCAGCGTTAAAGATGTGATTATTTTGAACGTAAGTTCTGGTGCTACATCGGGCGCATATAACTGCTGGATTAGCAGTATGAGCGCTGGCACTTGCACAATTACTTTGCGAAATATCAGCGGCGGCAATCTATCCGAAGCTGTTGTAATTAACTTTGCAGTCATTCACGGTCAATAAAATGCCGCTTGTTAAATCAAAAACACCTGAAGCATTTCGCAAAAACGTCAAGGCCGAAGTTGCCGCTGGCAAGCCTGTGAAGCAGGCCGTGGCAATTGCTTACGCTGTCAAGCGCGCGGCCACACCGAAGAAAAAATAATATGGCACAAGATCCAACAGGCATCGTAGCCGCAGCAGCAGTTGCTGTTGGCGGCTCGGCCAAAGACCAAAGTAATGCCAGCATTTTGGCAACCGCACGATCACGGCTTGATTTGGCGATGTCTGCGTTGTCTGAGTCCCGTGAGGACGAGATTGACGATTTGCGGTTTTATGCTGGATCGCCTGACAATCATTGGCAGTGGCCTGCGGATGTGTTGGCTACTCGCGGCGCGGTGCAGGGTCAGACCATCAACGCTCGCCCTTGCTTGACGATTAACAAGTTGCCGCAGCACGTTCGTCAGGTGACGAATGACATGAGGCAGAACCGCCCTGGTGCCAAGGTCATTCCGGTGGATGACAAGGCTGATTTGCAGGTTGCTGAAATTTTGAACGGCATGATTCGCCACATTGAGTACATCTCGGACGCTGATGTGGCGTACGACACGGCTTGCGAGAACCAAGTGGCTTATGGCGAAGGTTATATCCGCCTTTTGACTGAGTATTGCGACGAGGATACGTTTGATCAGGACATTAAGATTGGCCGTGTTCGCAACAGTTTTTCGGTTTACATGGATCCAACAATTCAAGACCCCACTGGCGCAGATGCCAAGTGGTGTTTTGTGACTGAAGATGTGACCCGCGATGACTATGAGCGCATGTACCCTAATGCCGCGCCCATTACAACGCTGCAATCGTTAGGTGTTGGTGATCAGTCTATTTCAAATTGGTTGAACGAGGACACCATTCGGATTGCTGATTACTACTACATTGACTACGACCGCACGACGCTTAATTTGTACCCCGGCAACGCGACGGCTTTTAACGGCACGCCTGAAGACAAGGATTTGAGAGCTGTTTACGGCAAACCAAGACGCACCCGCGAGGCAGACCGCCCTCGCGTGCGCTATTGCAAGATTAACGGCTATGAGATCTTGGAGCAAAACGACTGGGCCGGCAAGTGGATCCCTGTTATTCGCATTGTTGGCAATGAATTTGAGGTTGATGGCAGGCTTTACGTTAGCGGCTTAGTGCGTAATGCCAAGGATGCCCAGCGCATGTACAACTATTGGGTGTCGCAAGAGGCTGAGATGCTTGCACTGGCGCCCAAAGCACCGTTTATTGGCTATGGCGGCCAGTTTGAAGGCTATGAGGACAAGTGGAAGACTGCAAACACGACAAATTGGCCGTATTTGGAGGTCAATCCAGACGTTACAGACGGTCAAGGTAGTGCTTTGCCACTACCCCAGCGTGCGCAGCCTCCAATGGCCTCTAGCGGTCTATTACAGGCCAAAGCAGGTGCATCTGAGGACATCAAGGCTACAACGGGGCAATACAACGCATCGCTTGGCCAAGGCGGCAACGAGCGTTCGGGCAAAGCCATCATGGCACGCCAGCGCGAGGGCGATGTTGGCACGTACCATTATGGTGACAATTTAACCCGTGGTGTGCGGCACATTGCCCGCCAACTGGTTGATTTAATTCCTAAGATTTATGACACACAGCGCGTTGCCCGAATTATTGGCGAAGATGGCGTGACAAAAATGGCCAAGATCAATCCCGAGCAAGAAGAACCGGTGCGGGAAATTCGTGATCAAGATGGCATCATCATTGATAAGATTTACAACCCCGGCGTGGGTAAGTACGACGTGGTGGCGACCACCGGCCCAGGCTACGCCACCAAACGGCAAGAGGCGCTTGACGCAATGGGCCAATTATTGCAAGGCAATCCTGATCTGTGGAAAGTTGCGGGTGATTTGTTTGTCAAGAACATGGACTGGCCTGGCGCTCAAGAGATGGCCAAGCGGTTTGCCAAGACGATTGACCCCAGACTTACTAGCGACGGCGATGCCTCGCCTGAGTTGCAAGCCGCACAGCAACAAATTCAAGCCATGGGTCAGCAAATGGATCAAATGGTTGGAATGTTGGATAATGTCAAGAATTCGGAAATTGCCCGTACCAACGAGATTAAAGAGTTTGAGGCTATGGTTAAGGCATACGCAGCTGAGACACAACGTATCTCTGCGGTGCAAGCTGGCATGTCGCCCGAGCAAATTCAAGACATTGTGATGGGCACGATTGCCGCCGCGCTTGACACGGGAGATTTGGTGTCTGGTATGCCTCAAATGTCGCCCCAGCAACTGCCGGATATGGGTGAAGGTATGCCGCAACAAATGATGGGAGTGCCTGTATGAGTAAGTGCACCTGCGCTGATTTTGTAGGCGCGTTGTTTTTGGCCAGAGATGTGGCGCATAGCGTCCACCTTAACACGCGCAGTTTTTCCAAGCACACAGCGCTCAATACGTTTTATGATGGCATCATTGATTTGGCGGATGGATTTGCTGAAGCGTACCAAGGCCGTCACGGCTTGATTGGCCCAATTTCACGGCAATCAGCCAAAAAGACATCTAACATTGTTCAATTTCTTGAGGCTTCGCTGGCTGAAATTGAGCAGATGCGTTATGAGTTTATTGACAAAACTGACTCTGCGCTTCAGAATTTGATTGATGGAATCGTTGAGTTGTATTTGAGCACTTTATACAAACTGAAATTTTTGGCATGATAAAAATTGACTTCACCATTAACGGGTTTACAGATGCCTTGCATTTGGCGGATGACCACGGCCTGACGGATGCTGAGATTGAGGCCATGAAGCAAGCCCGTTACGACAAGTGGGATGATTTTGTCAAGAACCCTCCTGTTGTGGTTGACGAGCCTGTTGAGGAATAAATATGGCTGCACGATTTTGGGTAACAGGCGGCACAGGTGACTGGAACAGCACAACCAACTGGTCTTTGCTTTCTGGTAGTCTTTCTGGCGCGTCTGTGCCGGGTTCTGGTGACACTGCGGCGTTTGACGCCAACTCTGGCTCTGGTACAGTCACGCTTGATATCAGCCCAACAATTCAAGCCCTGACCATGACGGGCTTTACGGGCACGCTTGCCTTTGGCACAAACACGATCTCGTTGAACAGCACAGGCACGATCTTTACTGGTGCTACGACTATGGCGGTTAGTGGTACGCCTTTAATTATTTGCACCAACTCAAGCGCAACAGCGAGGACGCTTCAACCCGGAACAGTTACGGAAGCTAACAGTATTTCGTTTAGGATTACTGCGGGTACGGGAACTTTTAGCTTGGGTACTGCACCAGCATATAGAGATTTAGATTTTACCGATGGCACAAATCCAACAGGGTATGCTGGAGCGCTTGGGACAACCCCAGCGACTATTTATGGAAATTTCAAAGCGTCTACGGGAATGTCGGCAACCGCCACTGCAAACGCTCTTACGTTTGCCGCTACATCTGGCACAAAAACAATCAACACCGCTGGCGTAACCTTTGACCGCCCATTTATTTTCAACGGTGTAGGCGGTACTTTCCAACTTCAGGCCGCATTAACTTCTGGTTCTGCCCGAGCCTGTACATTGACCAACGGCACACTTGATTTAAATGGCTACACCCTAACCACGGGCACATTTAGCTCTACCAACAGTAACGTCAGGACGTTGGCGTTTGGCTCGACTGGCAAGATAGTGTTGACAGCCACTTCTGGAACGATTTTTACTTACGGCACTGCAACCAATTTGACAGTGACAGGAACATCACTTGTTCAAGCCACCAGCGGCGGCGCAGGAACACGCACCATAACTTTTGCGACTACCGGAGGAACAGAAACTAACGCCATAAATTTTGACATAACTGCTGGTTCGGACATAGTGTCTTTGGCGGGTACAGGTGGTGCGGCTAAAAATGTCAATTTCACAGGGTTTTCTGGAACAATTGATATTCCTAATGCAAAAACAATTTATGGTAATTTGGATGCGGGTAGTGCAACTTCTATTACAGGAACTTCAACAGTTACATTTGCGGCTACATCAGGCACTAAAACCATTAGAACAAATGCCTTAACTTATGGCGGCTCATTTACATTTAATGGTATTGGAGGCACTTGGGAAATGCAAGATGCTTTGACTTTAACGACCACACTAACAATGACCAACGGCACGTTAAAACTCAAGTCAGGTACAACAAACACTGTTGGGGCGTTTGCCACATCAGGTACAAACGCTAAATATTTGTACGCAACAACTTCAGGCACACAAGCGACAATCTCCGATGCTAGTGGTACAAACAGCGTTAACTATTTAACTATCCAAGACAGTGCGGCTACGGGCGGTGCTCTTTTTCAAGCATTTACATCAAATTTTAATGTTGATGCGGGCAATAACACTGGTTGGAAGTTTAGTAATAATGGCGGCAATTTTCTTGTCTTTTTCTAATTTATAGTTAATTATAGTGATGAACAAAGAACTTCAAGACTACTATGAGTCCCGCTTTGAGATGATGTCTACCCAAGGGTGGAAAGATTTAGTAGAAGATATTGACAAAATAATAGTATCTTTGAATAATATCTCTGTAGTTTCTGATGAGAAAGACCTACAATTCAAAAAAGGTGAACTTTCTATCCTAACTTGGCTGAAAAATCTTAAAGAGATCAGCGAGAGGGCTTATGAAGAGATTTTATGATTACGTCTGTGAAAACGGACACAAGACAGAAAAGTTTGTTGTTTATGAGGCAACGAACTTGAAGTGTGAGTGTGGGGCTTTGGCTACA